CTGCGTGTTCCTTTGCTCTCAATCAAGGTCCAATGCTCTAGCAAGGGATAGGTTTTGCTCTTGAGCATCCACCTGGGCGCCTGGTTCTGAACGTCAACCCATGGATCGTCCGGCGTGCCGTGATCCAAAATCCACTTCAGGCATAGCGCCAAGTGCTGGCTGAGTTTGATCTTGTAGACCTTGCCCCACTTCCCGCAGCAGGGGCAATGCCCACCTTCTCCCTCAATCGTCTGATTCCATGACGTGCGCAAGCGCTCAAGGTACTCGGCCTCTTCAGACCAAAGGTCCATGCTGCTCATGGCTGCTCTTCTCTGAGTGCTAGGGCAAGGCGCTGCTTAACCTTCCCAATGCCGTCAGAGAGCAACATATAAGACGCCTTGGACTCATGGCGGATCGTTTCGATAATGAATGAGTTGGCCTCTTCGAGTTGATCCAGGCGGCTCATCTTGTCACTGATCGAAAACTTCTTGCTGTTCTCAATCTTGTCCACCATGTCCAGGAAACCTGCTACCCAGTCATCATTGGTTGCGTAATGTGCGTAGGCTTCTTTGGCTCCGGGCACCATGAACACAATGCCCTGGTTGACCTGCTCAATTGGCTTTACCTCTTCGGTCAGGACCATGGGCATCACCCTGGCTTCTGGAATCGTCTCTACCTCTGTCTCATCCATCATGCCCAGGCCACAATGCGCTAGGACTGCTCGCCTGATCGCTTTTGTAGTCGCTTTAAGGATCGCATTAGCCAGTGCGTCACCTCTGGCGTTACCAACGGAGACTGCGCCTTGATTCTCCGAAACTCTGCCATCAGACGCAGTAACTCGTACCGAGACAACGTAAATGTCATCAATTCGTTCCCGATGCGTAATTTGAGTTGACAGTTTATGAATTGAACAGAGTTGCTGAGTGGCTCCTGCGTTGGCATACAGAATCTCCTTGCCGTTTAACTTCAGTAGATCAAAAGGTTTGGCAGCAGGGTCCAGGCCCACTTGCTTACAGCGGAACAAGTAATACTCCTTCTTCTGCCCCTCGTTCAGACCAGACAAGTCACCTCGAAGAACGATGGACTCCTGAATCTTTGGGTCCAACACTTGGCGTGGCTCAATCTGCCCTGGTGCAATGCCCTGCATGGCATCACTTAGACTGCGTACGTTTTTCATAATCTTTCCTCATTTGGTAATACTGTTGACCGTCTCTACCGAACCATAGACCTGCGCACGTAAACTCCAAGTCATCACTGACCGGGTTCATCTTCAGTGCGTCTTTACGTCCTTGGTCATAGGCCATGGCAAAGACCTCTTGAGTTGGCACTGCCGTCCACCAGATAAAGAAGACGGCAGCACTCGCGCCAGCAAGCGTGCTAACTAGGTACTTCATTTGACTAGGAAGCGGCGTGAGCCAGGCTGCTCGACTACGAACTTCTCGTAAATGTCGGGCATGCTCGTCTTCAACAGGTCAGCAGAGAATCGCTTAGACGCCTTGGCAGTCTTCCAGGTAGCCAGGACTTGCCCATCGACAGAAACCAATTCAGCGGCCTCCATCATGTAGCCCTGGATCGCTGCCTGCCACTTCTCTTCCTGCGCCTCTAGGTCCTTAATCTGGGCCTTCAGCGCCTTCAGTTGCATGGCTGCATGCTCTAGGCTTTGAGTGGCAATGAGTTTGTTGCCATCGTCCTGGCGGTAGACCAGTTTGGCTGCGTCTCCCATCGTCTCTGGATCGAATGAGCGCGCCTGGATACGGCCCCAAAACTCTGCCATCTCTCGAATGTGCAGGTCCATCAAGTCAGCAGAGAAGGTCTGCGGAAACCCGCAGATTTCCTGGCCTCCAAAACAGACAACCAAAATGACGTTCTCAATCTGGTGGACAGTCGCTTCATGCAAGCACTGCACTCGGTAGCCCAGGTCAATCGTGGATTCCCCATTGTCGCCATACTTCTTACGCTGGTGGGCACCCAGGTTCTTGACCTCATAGAGTGTCTTGCCATCCTCGGAGATATAGTCGAAATGGCTTGCCATCCACTTCTCTTTCTGGTGGTACAGGGCATAGTCTGCATCCTTGAATGCAATTTGATTACGCCTGGCGTACTCCCTCATGATTGGCTCTTGCATGACAAGGCCCATCTGCACTACTTCCTTGTCGCTCAAGTCATCAAGCGGTTTGGCACCAATCTTCTCGGCGTAAACCTCGCCGCCTTTGCCTTCAACAAACCGGCGTGCATCGCCAGACCATAATGCCGCATTGCGGACTTCAGGTGAAAAGTCACTCATCTTCTTGATCTCCAATGATTACGGGAATGCTGTTCTTGGAATACGCAGTGATTTCCAGGTTGTGCGTACCGTTCTCAGTAAGAATCATGATGGTGCGCCTGGCAGATTCGTACGGCTGCCGTGGCTTGTTTTCGTCTAGCACGTAGATACGTGTGACGTTGTGAATGTCTAACGTTGTCATATCAGCCCCTCATAAAGTTAGAAAGTTGTCTCGATCTTTACAGTCACCTTCACCACTTTGGCGGATCGAATGCGCCAAAATTCATTGTCATCAAGCCAGGCCTGCGCTCTCTTCCTCGTCTTGAACAGCAGCACCTTCAGGTCATCATCGCTGTACGTGTGACGAACATACGTGTCATTCCTGGTCTGAATTGCCCATAGGTTTACTCTCAGCATCACTCAGTCTCCGCCATCTCATAGGACAGGCGTGCATTGCGTAACATGATTACGCTTGCAGTGAGTAACTTGATGGAACGCCTAGCCTTGTCAATTGCCTCTTGCAACTCGGCTTCTTTGGCGCGAATGTCATCGACTACTTTGTAGTCGTAGATCACTTGATCGTTCATGTTAACCCCCTCATCAGTTAGGACCGGATAGAACTACAACGCAATACTCGTACAACACAATACATTTGTCAACAGACTACAACAATAAATTTTTCTATCGACTCTGGACAACCGATAGCCTGTGGATAAGTCTGTGAATAACTTGTGGGGAACTTTGGACTGGGACCATATATCTATAGGTAGTCTATATCCTATAGGTCTATACGGTTTCTTGTACCGTATACGAAACATAGATAAATAAAAAAAACGATAGTAGATGACCTATAGATATAGGCCTGTGGATAACTCAAAACCTATTATTTTTTTTCAACCGACGTTTGAGAACCCTAGACTGACCAAACCTATTATTTTTTCCTGACCATGCTTTTAGATGCCGCGCGTCCTACAAGTCTTATAAATAAAGGGTAGGGCGCTAAATAAGACCGGGATCGGGCGCGCCCAGGGATCGGGAGCCAGGGTAGAGTGCCCAGGAAATCCCCCAAAAGGGCGCCCAGGGCGTTTTCCAGGGTTAGGCCAGGGGGTAGCCTAGGGCGTAAAAAAAGGGCGCCTATAGCGCCCCTTTTAATCGGTCCGGGTTTCCCTAGAATCCCGCCATGGTGCCCAGGGCCATTACAAGCCAGAGGAACCCATAAAAGCCCAGGGAACCCAGGACCAGGGCAAGCCAAAACACCGGGCCGCCTTCGTTCAAGTGATCGTCTAGCGTTTTTTTGCGTCTCATGCTTCGCCCCCCTTCGCCAGGTCAATAAACCATGATTCAGGGATCGGGCGATCAGGCCGCCAGGCGCTTCCATTGTGTTCGAACGTAACCGGGCCAATGGTGAACGTGCGCCCGATAGACCAGGGAAGCGCCAGGGTGAATGTCTTACCCTGGGCGCTTATGACCATTTTGCGGCATGGCGTAGCCTTTACGGTGCGGCGTCTCATGCTATTCCCCCAATTCGGTAACGTGCACGGTTTCCGCGCCTAGTTCAGCCTGGGCGCGATTCGCAACATCGGCGCTATCGGTCAAAAATTGTTTTCCATCGGGCAATTTGACCAATATCAAAATGCGGTATTCGTAAAGATCGAATCGCTGGCATAGGTTTTCAATCCATGGTTCCATTTGTAAAATGCTCATTTGTAGCCCCTTATAGGTTAGGATCGGCGCGCCCAATGCGTGCCCCAGGGCGCCCGGTAGAGCCAGGCGCCCCAGGTCAGGCACTAGGCCGCTAACGCTTCCCCTTCGCCCTCGCCTTCCACGGCCTGGGCCTTAGTCAGCCAATCCATGGCGGCCTGGGCTTTCCCGGCGGCGCTTAGAATGAATTTTTTGTCATTGCGTAGCGCCTTAAGCCATGACTCGATATAGGCCGCATGGCGTAAATCCCCGTTAATACCGGTATGGGCACAAAGCATGGCGGCGCCTAGTTCAGCCACTAGTTCCTCGAATGCGTATTCCTCAGACCCGAAACGCGCCGGTGTAATCCGCTTAAGCCGGGAATCGTGCCCGGTTGCATGCACGCACTCATGCAAAAGGGTTGCATGGTAATGGGCCGCATCAGTGAATGCCGCCATGGGGGGCATCACGATTGCATCGGTACTGGGCCGGAAATAAGCCTGGTCCCCGGCATGCGTCAGGCCGCCTTTTAGGTCCAGGCGATCCACTAGCGCCATGACGCCAGGCACGGCATCAAAGTCAGGCGCCGGGGTTTCCGGCATGGGGGGGAGTTCTAGCCCTTCGCATTGCTCCACGTTGAAGACCCAGTAGGATTTCACGAAAGCATAGGCGCTTGTTACCGTCTCGCCGTTATCGCCCTGGGTTTCTTTACGGTGCACGTTCCAGTAAACAACCGGCGTGCCCTTTTGTCCGGCCTTAACCGTGCCGCCTAGGGCCTGGGCTTGTTTATACGTGACAAACCAAGGAAGCGCCCAGGGTTGCATGCCAAGCCAAAAGTGATTCACGCCCCGGTACTGGGTGCCGCTTGCCGGGTTGTATGGCATACCGGCGCCAGGCGCTTGCTTCAGAGTGCGCCAGGGCTTAACCCAGGGCGCGGCGCCCTTCTCTAGTTCGGCAATGATTGAATCCGTGATCTGTTGTGCGATATCTAGTGCCATGGTGTACCCCTTAGTTAGTTAGGAACCTATATGATGCACGAATTAAGGGGGCCGTTCCATATATAGATATATATTTATTTCTATGGGTATACGTAAACCTATAGAGAGAGACTATAGGGAAGGCGAGCATGGGCGAATGCGTGGGGGTTGCCTATTCTCCCGCGCCGGTCAATCTATAGAGCCTGGCGCCTGGGGTCAGGGCCATGTCATCCAGGGGGAATATCTCCCTGGTCATCACTGGGCGCCCAGGCGGTCATGGCTTGCATGGGGTCATGACCTAAGGG